GGAGGCTACACGCGGCGCTCTGCCGCAGCGGTCACCGTCGTCGGCAACTCGATTCAATTGAGTTCGGACGGAGGAGTCAAGCTCGTGATGTAGGCAAAACTCTCCGCTCTCAATGCCGCTCGCACGACGTCAAGATCACTGCCAACGCAAAGCACGCCTGTTGTCCGAGATACATGCTCCGTGCTGGTCCAGGCGCACGACGGGGGTATCGATCATCTGCACCGCCGCACCATGACCAGCGGCCAGCGCATCCATGATCCTGTCCCAAAACGCCCGCCCGCCGCCACCGAACGAAGCGACGCGCACCGCTTCATGGTGCCACCCCTCAGTCTCAAGGCGAACCGGGCCGAACGGAGAAGGAGCTCGGTTTCTGTACGAAATGATGGCGCCCACACGGACGTTCTCCGAGCGTCTCGATCTGAAGGTCGGAGATAGGAATTGCATCTTCTAGCCATCGCAAATTAGTGCCGCATTGGGTGCGGAGCGGACATCGCGATGCATCTGATTGGCCGGCTTACCGATGCGAGGTCCAGGGTAGAGGCAGCCGCTTGGGTATCTGTCTCAACGTTAGCCCCGGTTGATCGCCTTCCAAGATCGCGGACGTTAGCTCAGGCGAGAGAAATGCCAATTGCAGCGCATGCCGTACGACTTTCGGGTGGAGCTTTGTTGTGGTCGCGAGCTCTTCAATCGACGAGAAGCGCCCGCCTTTGAGGTCGGCCAGCCATGCGTGGGCGCGCACGACGGCTTGGAGGAGCTTTTGGTCGGGTTTGCGGTCTGGCAGAGGCAGCGCGTGGGTACAGCTTGCCTTGGTTCGTGTCCAGGGGACCTCGATTGTCGTGGGTAAACCGCCACTTGCAGTCGCTTCTTCACTTTTGAGAGTGATGCGGACGAGCCTTTCGCCGAGAACGATATGCTCGATCTGGTCTGCGATCGCCTCGTCAGATGTCCCTGGCAAGTCGAGTTTTTGCCGAACGGCTTCCGAGACGATGCCTTCGATCTCGCTGGCCGCTGCTCGCGTGACAGAACCGGCCTTGTGCTTTCGGCCGCGCAGGGCGGTACTGACATAGAACCGGTACCGAACGCCGTTCTTGCCGGAAAAGCTCGGGCCCATGCGATTGCCCCTGTCGTCGAAGAGTCTTCCTTTCAGCAGGGCACCACTTTCAGAGTATTTGGTTTTGCACTTGACGACGTTGGTTTTGAGCATTGATTGCACGCGGTCAAAGGTCTGCTCGTCGACGATCGCCTCGTGCTCGCCTTTGAACCATTTGCCGCCGTGATGGACCTCGCCGAGATAGACCCGGTTCTTGAGAAAGTAGGCGAGGGGACCATAGGTGAAGGGAATGCCGCCATTGTATTTGGCGACTTTCGTGTTGCGGCGCTTGGTGACGATGCCCCGCTGGTCGAGGTCAGCGACCAGGCGGCCAAAGGATTTGAGCTCCAGGTAGCGGCGGAAGATGGTTCGTACCGTTTCGGCCTCGGCCTTGTTGGTGACGAGCTTTTTGTCCTTCGAATCGTAGCCGAGCGGGACGGTCCCGCCCGTCCATTTCCCCTTCTTTCGGGAGGCGGCGACCTTGTCCCGGACCCGCTCGGAGGCCAACTCCCGCTCGAACTGGGCAAACGATAGAAGCACGTTCAGGGTGAGCCGGCCCATCGAGGTGGTCGTGTTGAACTGCTGGGTTACCGCCACAAAGGAGATCGAGCGGGCATCAAAGGTCTCGACCAGCTTCGCAAAGTCAGCAAGCGACCGCGTGAGCCGGTCGATCTTGTAGACCACGACAACATCGATCCGGCCGGCTTCGATATCCCGCAGAAGCTTTTTCAGGGCAGGGCGGTCGAGGTTGCCACCGGAGTAGGCGGGATCGTCGTAGTGCTGGGGCAGGGCCTTCCAGCCCTGTGAGGCCTGGCTTTTGATATAGGCCTCGCAGGCCTCCCTTTGGGCATCCAGCGAGTTGAACTCCTGCTCCAGGCCATGCTCGGTCGACTTCCGGGTGTAGATGGCGCAGTGCAGGGTTTTTCTGTCATCAGCCCGCATACTCTTCCGACCCTTTCTCTATTTGCTTGGGCGCGAGCGCAGCCCGAAGAACCGCGGACCATTCCACCTGGTGCCGGTGATGGCGAAGGCGATTTCGGAGAGGCTGGAGAAGGTCTTGCCCTCCCAGGCAAAGCCCTTCTCCATCACCATGACCCGGTAGGTCCTGCGGTTCCAGGTTCGGACTAGCTCGGAGCCCGGCTTGATCTGGCGGGGCAGCTCAAGCCGGCCATGGGGCTTGGCCCGAGCCGCCCTAACCAGCTGATCCAAGAGCCGCTGGTGTTCTCGCGACAGGCCGCCATAGGCTCGCTCCTGGATTCGGTGAGCGATGCTGCGCCGAAGCAGGTCTGGGCCGAACGCCTCCGGCGGTTCGGTCCGGAACAGCTCGCGATAGCGGCTGCGCAGCTCCGCGATCGGCATTTTGGGCAGCCGCTCCAGTTCGGCCTCGACCTCCGGATCGCCGGCCCGACCAGCTGCGGCCGGTCGCTCGTCCTTCATGACGAAGTCCCAGCCTTCACGATCCGGTAGACGCGCTCTTTGCCGATCTTTTCGGAATCGAGCTTCAGCTCGAGCTTCTTCTTGACCACGCCGGCAAAGAAGCCGCGCACCGAATGTGGCTGCCAGCCGGTCGCCTCCATGATGGCGGCAATGGTCGTGCCCTTGGCCTGGCGCAGCATCTCAAGCACGGTGTTCTGCTTCGAGGGCAAACCGCTGTCTGACCGTCTAGAAGCGCCCTGTGCTGCTGCCTTTGGTCTCGGCCTTAGGGCCGTCTTGCGCGCCTGCTTGATGCCGCGAGATGGTTTTGCGGTGCGCTTCGCAAATTTCGATTTCTGCTTGCTGGTTGCCATTCCGCCCTCCCTCGTGTCAACGACAGCATTACGTGCTGCCACTGACGCGGGCCCCGCGATCAGGCAGGGCAACGGGAGAAGGGAGGCCGCCGAGTGATGGCGCCCTCAGGCCCACCACACACGCTCCTTTCGACGCAGAAGTCGAGCGGAATGTCGAGCAATTGCTGGCTATTCTTGCCCGCTCAGGATCATAAAGTGATCGGTGCTTTCAGCTTATAAAAGGGGTCTACGGTCCAGAACCGGCTTTGATGACCAGGTTCATCCGAGTCCAATGATGTCACCTCACGCTTTTGAGACAGCTAAATGCCAAATTTGAAACCGTAGGGAATATCGAAGCTTTCGCGGGGCCTGGATATGACAATCGGGGTTGCAAACGTGATTTGGTTCTGACGGTGCTGCTTGATCCAGGACAGTGCCTGCGAAACGGAATCGGCCTGATCGTCGTATTTGACATTGGGAAAACCGAGTAGCTCGGCCTTGAGATTGCTGAGCCAGGATGCATTCGTCGGGAAAAACACAGAGCCTGCCTCGAATTGCGCAGAGATCTTGGCGACTCGCGTCGGCTTGTCACCGTCCGGATTGATGCCGATGACCGCGATGTTGTTTCCCCTCAAGTCTTGGATCAAACTCGTTCCCGAGCCTTTGTCTTCGATCAGAACTGTAGCGCCGGCATACTTTTCGCGAAGGCTGTAAATGGCGCGCCTAAGGTCGGGATATTCGACACGTTCGCGCCAAAGATCAATCAGATACGCATTGTCGTCGCGAGCAAGCCAAACGGTGGCAACCGAAAAGTCGGCCGACGGAGAGCCCTTCATCGCGGTATCGACGCTGATGACGAGGAGGTCGTCGTAGGTCTGCGTCGGAGCGTCGACGTAATCTCGAAACCACTCCGCCTTGATCAAGTTGCCGGCGAGGGGAATTGGCGCCTGCATATACTGCCCGGAAAAAAATAGTTCGCCCATACTTTGCCTCAAGCGTTCGAGATCTTCGCGGGATTCACGCAGGGGATCGATAACGCTACCGGCCACTCTTTGGTGAACACGGCGCGGGCCAACTGGAATGCTCTCGTCCTCCTCTGCAATGGCTGCAATTTTCAGATGCTGCCAACCTCCTTTTTCAAGCAGGCGGCCGGCCAAATCGTCTTCATGCAGCCGCTGCATCACAATTACGACTGCCCCGTCGGACTTCGAATCCAAACGCGAAAGCAAGGTCGTGTCGAACCATTGTCCCGCACTGTTTCGCAGCGCCTCCGAAAGCGCCTCGTCTGGCTTTTGCGGATCGTCCAGCACGATCAGATCGGCGCCACGCCCGGTCAACGTTCCACCGAGCGAGGTGGCGTAGCGATAGCCGCGGGAGGTCGTCATTGTCTCGACCTGCGTGTCCTTTTCCCGGCTGACTACCGTTTTCGGAAATACCCTGCGATACCATTCGGAGCCAAGAACCGCACGAAAATCAATCGCGTGTTTTATTGCGAGTTCGCTGCTGTAGCTGATACAGATGACCCGTTTGGTCGGATCTTGCCCCAAAAGATACGCCGGCAGCGCCACTGAGAAGATGATTGATTTGAGATGACGAGGCGGCACGGTCGTGATCAAACGCTTGATCTTACTGTCGATCACGCCTTTCGCCGCAAATGTCATGGCATCGAGATGCCAGTTTTGAAGAAACACGTCGCCAGGCGACACGGTTGCGAACACTTTCCTGACAAAAGCCGAAAAGTCCTGAGCCAATATCGTATAAAAGTATCGACGACGAGCCACTGGACTCAGCCTAAAAAGGAGGTCTTCGGTCGCTATTTCATCCAGCTCGCGATCAAGTTCGTTCTCGTTCATTGGTCTTTCCGAGTGCGCGCAATCAGCTCGTCTAAAATTTGCTGGTCTTCCCTGTTAAGAGCAACCTCGCCGGAATTGCCTGCGGGGTCCGCAAGGAGACCGAGTTGCAATGCCATTTTTATGACCGTGATCGCAGCTGGGCCATCGCCCATCAGCGCCTTCTGCAGTTGTCGCAAAACGACACCAGCGATCCTGCTCACGCGGTTTGTCTTCGTGCCCTCCTGGATCGAGATGCTCGCGGTCATCGCCTCCTCAATCTGAGTTTTGAGATTTCTGCTGCCCTTTGGCCGCCCCCGTGCATTGCCTGATGTGCCGGCCTTGAACCGCGAGCCCAGCGGAGGCTTTCCGTACCCAACCGAGTAATTTGCAGATCGATCTGAAGATGACTTCTTACCTCGATCAGAGTTTTTCTTGCGTGCCATCGAACAATCTGCCCCAGTCAGGAATTTTCATTGAATGCGATGCCAGTCGCGCTGACAGCGGTGCCACCAGTGAGTTTTTGCCATCTGCGAATTGCTTGATCGCAATAGGCAGGGTCGATCTCCATCAACCGCGCCTTACGGCCAGTCCGCTCGCAAGCAATCAATGTCGTGCCGCTGCCGCCGAAGCTGTCGAGCACGATATCGCCGCGCTGTGAGCAATCGAGGATAGCATCAGCAACCAACGCCACCGGCTTGACTGTTGGGTGCGTGGCCAGCTCCGCCTGGCGGCTGGAGCTGAAGGCGTTGGCGCCCGCGTAGGTCCAGACGTTGCTACGATTGCGGCCATGCTTGCCGAGTTCCACATTGTTGACGTGCCTGGCCCGTCCGTGTTTCCAAACAAAGACGAGCTCATGTTGGCTTCGATAGAGCGAACCCATGCCAGCGTTGGTTTTGTTCCAGACGACGAGGTTTTTGAGCTCGCGGTATGTGCGACGGCCAACTGCCAAGTTTTCGTCAAGACGCCGCCAGTCGGAGCAAACGAAGTGAATTGATCCATCTTGCGAATATTCAGAAAGAAGGCTGAACGCATCCTCGAGAAACTTGCAGAATTGCGTCGAGGTCAGCTCGCCGCTAGCGTGGGCGAACTCGCGGTGCTTGATACGTCCCTTCCCGGAGACATGTCCTCGAATATGCACATTGTAGGGTGGGTCGCCAAAAACGAGCTGGGCACGGCTGCGTCCCATTAAGTCTACAAAGGACTCACGTCGCCGCGCGTCAGCACACAGCAATCGATTCTCGCCCATGATCCAGAGGTCGTTGGGCTTCGTGATGGTACGGGCTGGCGCAAGCTCCGGGATTTTGTCGTCATTTCCGCTCCTCGCAGCCGGACCGGCAGCGAAAGCAATATCGAACTCAGGAATTTCAAATCCGGTCGTCTGCAGATCGAAGCCTTCGTCCCGCAAGAACTCGAATTCTTTCGCCAGCACCTGGAAATCCCAGGTGGCATCCAGCGCGAGCCGGTTGTCGACGATTGTGAAAGCGCGCTTCTGTGCAGTGGTGAGATGTTTGGTCCGCACGCAGGGGATCGCATCAAGGCCACACATTTCGGCGGCCTCAATGCGTGCATGACCAGCGAGCAACCTGTTTTGCTCATCGACCAAGACCGGGATCAGGAAGCCGAACTCATCGATGGCTCGCTTGAGCTTTTCGAGCTGTTTTGGCGGATGCAGGCGAGAGTTGTTGGGATTGGGCCGTAATTCCCTGATCGGCAGATACTCGATCTTCAGCGCTTCTCGACCGAGCGGTTGTTTGCTTAACGTCGGCGTTGCCTGTCGGGGAGCAGGTTTTGATTTCCGTTTCATGCCCACTTCATAGCCAGTGAGCTGACTTTGGACCTTGATGGAATAGAGCGCCTAATTGTTGGGCATTATGCGGGGTACGCCTAGGGTTTTTGGGAAATCGACGAGCTTCACACGGCGTACCACGAAATCTCTCATAATACCAACGATTTGGCGGGCCCGATCGCCCTGGCGTCCGGCCAGAAACGTTCTTGCACGGGTTGAATTGCCGAAGTCAGCACGCTGCTCGAACCATGCTTGATCCGGAAGCAGGACCTCGACGGCCGCGGTAACAAACCGACCGGCATCCGTCTCCACGTGAGCAGTGTACTTATCCCTCTGCATTGCGTGCGCGGTGACAGGCATTCCCGTCTCGTACGTATAGAGGTTGCAAAGCAACTCGACCAATAGCTTGAGCGTAACACGCTCTTCTCCGCCGCGTTGGTCGTTCAACCCGTTGAGCGTTTCGAACAATATGCTCTGATAGCGGATCAGCCAGGCTTCGACTTGAGCTAAGCCGAAGTTCCCCGATGTGATGACTTGCGCATCAAACCCGCGAACAAAAGCGGTCCACGCGATTTTGTCGCCAGTGTTGTCATCGAGCGTCCCGATCTGCACCGAAATCGCTGCAGCAGATTGCCTTACCCTCGAAAGCCAATCAGTATCGGTGCGCGAAAAGCCATTGGTTTTGAATACAGCTTCAATTTTAATTGCGGCCGCTTCCAATGCCTGGAGGCAAGAGTGCGCTCCGTCGCCGCAGTTTCGTATGGCGACGTCTAGAAAAGGGCGAACGTTCGAAGCAGGCCTTTGCAAAAGAGGACATAGCGCTCGGACTGATTGCAAAAGCGCCCTGATGGCTGCTGTTTGCTCGCCTCGGCTTGGTCCGAATTCATCCTGGTGCAGCCATCCATGAACGCGAGCCTTCAAATTCGCGAACTGGGCGGCGATCGCCTCGGGAGTGGATTTCTTCGGTGGAAGAAGCTTCAACACCTGATCAAAAGTCTCATCGCTGCCAGGTAGTATAGTTACGCCGCTCCAACCCGAGCGCGGCCGACGGGATCTAGGTGATTTGGGCGGGCAAGCAGGCATTCACCGGACTTAATGCGGATTTCGCAAAAAGCCAGTAGGGCCGGAATTCGCGGAATGAGCGGTTATGGAATGTCGGCTCGTGGCCATAGATCTTCCGCGATTTCCCGCGCTCGATGGTAACCGTCGCTTCACTCGGCCGACAGCGGATCGCCCGACAACCTCCAGCTCTCTCCATCAAAAACCGCAATCCGCAAAGTTTTGAATGGGGTATAGTCACCGGGCTT